GAAGTCGGTGATTGGGGACTTTTGAAAGTGAACAACCCGTCTTTCATTTGGAAAACTACTCCAACTGTCGATGCAGATTATCCTGCAGATGATTTCTATGATGCATTCTGGATGCAACCTTTTGATGGAAAAAGTTTTGCAGAAGAATGCGTTTCGGCAGGATTTGAGGGGACCAATGATTATGATCTTCATGATTGGTTGTGGAAAAAAATAGCAGAACATATCGCCAATTCTACTCCGGAAACTTCGGAAGATCCATTTCCACATCTTGATGATTTGGTGGAAACAAACTACGGGCTGACTTAACATGGATTGGGAAAAAGAACCAACACTGGCAGAATTTGCCAAGACATTTGACCTCTATGTCAAAGAAATAATGAATGTCAATGATCCAGACGAGTTCATCTACAGTCACAGGATCAAAGGTGATATACGGGTTTGCAACGATGATGACGACGATGATTCTGGGTTCCAGATTGTTGGATTAGAATTGGACCAATTGATTGGTTGCGGGTGTCCCGCTGGTATTGTTATAAAGGTGAAAAAGGTACAATGAAAAAAGAAAAATATCTGTATAACGGCTTTTGCACTAAAGTCGTTGATGGAGATACTATAGATGTGAATGTAGACCTTGGGTTCACAGTTTTTGTTAAAATTCGTCTTCGTCTTCGTGGCATCAATACGATGGAAATGAGCGACAAAGATCCAACAATGAGGGTGCGAGCAATTGCTGCAAAGCAATTCTTGGAAGATCGTGTGTTAAACGAAAATGTAGTAATTGAATCTTTCAAGACAGACAAATATGGTAGATGGCTTGCAGACGTTTTCGTTGGCGATACTTCTATGAACAATCTTCTGCTGGAAGAAGGGCATGCAGAACCATNTTGACTCTGGTGGGAAGTAGTGGCATCATGCTTCAACATTCACTTCACCGAGTTCCGTTATGTCTGATCTTACTGCTGAATTTCTCCAGTACTGTGAAAGAATCACTGCCAGAAAGCAAGAGTTGAGCACTCTTCTGAGCAATATTGACCAAGAAGTGAATGGTCTGTATCATGTGATTGAATACGTCCCTATGCCGAACATCGAGAAGGTTCAAATCTTTGATAAACTCAGGACTGCCCTTAATTTGCGAAGAGAAATCAAAGACGAACTTTCTGTTGTTTCTAACATTCACGCCANGATCAAACCAGTGATGGACATAGATCTTGGTAAGTCATCTGTCCGAGAGAAAAAATACCAGCAAGAATCCTTCGAATCATACCGAAAAATTTTTGGAAAACCTGCTCATGGAGATAAGTCATGACAGAAAAGATTAATTTGTGCGAAGGAAAGTACACACTTATCAACGACAATGGAAAACTCACAGCATTGCGTTATGGTGAGTACTGGGATCGCGATCTAACTGGAGACAATCTTGTCTACTCACTGTTCGTAGAAGCAATTCGCATGAGGGAAGAACTCGATACCTTTAAAAGTCAGATGAAATCTGGCTGACTATAAATTGATTGGAAAATTATGATGACTCCGGTTCTTATTGGCTCGCGAGCACTGAAATTTTGGTTTCCAGAATTCCAGTTAAAAGAAGACGCAGACTGGGACATTATCTCTGAAAGTAAAATTGGTGAATCAGAATGGCATGATCCAAATATTCTGTATAACCGAGAATTCGCAGAAAGGTACTTGACTCGCGAGACTGTTGCGTTCAATGGAAAAGAAATCCATGTTATGTCTCCGATGGGTCTGGCACTGATTAAACGCAGCCATCTTTGGAGAGATTTGTCTTTTCAAAAACATATAACCCATTACCATCAGTATCTTTCAAAGTTCTATTCTCAGTCCACTCAAACAGATACACAGTTTCTCAATAAACGCATCGAATTAACAAAACGTCTTTATCCGAAGGGCAATCCAAATTTAATGCAAAAGAAAAATGAGTTTTTTTCTGATGCCGTCACAAAAAAATATGAGCACGACTGGTTGCATGAATTGGTTGCTTTCTACGACAAACCACTGTATAGTAGACTTTTAAGAACGCCTGAACTTGCTTGGTGTGAAAGAGATAAATGGGAAACTTTCACTGACACTGAAAAGGTTCAGTGCGTTGCAGAAGAAACATACGTGATTGCGATTGAGAGATTTATGGTTCCAAACGAATGGAAGTTTCCAGAAAAATTGGCATACATCAAATCTTTGGACAAAGTGTGCACTACTCTTTGTTCTGGCTGGTTTCGCGATTATGCAATTGATAATTACCCGCAATTAGTTTCAGTTTTTAATAAGCAAAAGTTTGACAAAGTTTTAGAAAAAATCATTTTAACCGCAGAATCTGATAGGAGATATCACCATGAATGAAAATAACCTTGCCAATGTTGTTGATTCTTTCTTTGGAACCCACGATGTGGACGATTTGTTCTTCAATGAAGGATTTGATCCAAATGAAAGTAGGTGGGATTCTTCAGAAACGAAAGACCTTAAGGAAGAATTTCAATCACTTGACATCGTTGTTTGCAAAGAGGACCATTACGGTGGAGAAGGGCAGGGAGATGAATACTGGACTGTTTATTCTTTTTCCCGAGGAACCGAGAAGGTTTACATTCAATTCAATGGGTGGTATGCTTCATACAACGGGTCAGAATTCACAGAACGGTTTTTTGTTCAACCTCGTCAAAAAATGGTGACTTATTATGAAAGATCGGACGAATAATCCTTGGATTCAAAACGTTTCTCTTGACAATGTTGTCACTGGATATCACTATGATCCGGGTCCGAATTCCGTTTTGATTCAGATTGTTGATCCAGACATGGACTTTCCTATTCCTAAATTTAATTTCAAAGAAGTATACAGATTCAAGTTTCTTGATCTTGAAGAGANCCATGAAGTGGGACCAAAGATCAGTGACGACCAAGCAGAAGAATTGTTGAAAATTCTGCAACATTCTCTTGACACCAATATGAATGTCACGGTTCATTGTGTTGCAGGCGTATGTAGATCTGGTGCTGTATGTGAAGTTGGGACAATGATCGGATTCGAGGACACTGGAACTTTTAGAATTCCGAATACGCTGGTGAAGAAAAAAATGCTCAAGGCACTCACCACCTTGCTTGACAAAGAGGATTATGATGAAGCGTGAAATGATGGTGTTTGAGGAAGGAACTCGTTGTGCGAAACTTGTTGTTGATGATGTTGGGATTCTTTCTGTCCAATGTTTCGAAAACAACAAGTTTGCGCATGAAATTTCTACTACAAATAAAACAAAATACAATTCTTTGGAAGAGTACGCCAAAGATTGGGTCAAAAGTTGACAGGAGAATTAGATGTTTATGAAAATTACACAAGAGTCTATCTTAGCAGCAATCAAGGCTCTCAAGGGGAACATTGAGATGTTTGACCGATATGTTCAAGAATTTAATCGGGAGGGTGACTCTATGTTGTTGAACACATATAAAGAGTATCTTGACTATATCCTAAAGTTCCAACAGAATCAAATCGGCTATGATGATTTGCCATGGCAAGCAACAATGTATTTTTACGAAGCCCCGTCTTGGTTCACTAAAGGAACCTAACATGGCACAGCACGCTCGCTATTGGAGTTGCACGAAGTTTGCAGACTTTATTCGTGGGACACCAAAACCTCGTTCTGCCACGAGTGCTGAATGGGATTCTTGGGAAGAAAACTCCTCTTCTAAGAACCCCATTCGGCATTGGATTTCCGAAACACTGCTTGATACAATTCAAGATTTTATTACTTTTCCGACTCGTAAGTTTCAAGATTTTCAAAACTATTATTGCAATCGGTGGATATCTAAATCGAATTCTCTTACTGCAAGTAAAGACTTCATTAAGCCAGGAGAATGGTGTGATGTCGGAAATAGATTTCTTCCATGCATGTTCAATGAGTTAGTAGATTTCATTGAAATTGAGTGTGCATGGATGAATATTCTTTGTGATGAAGAGAAGCGCAAACAACACGAAGTTCCATTCTTCAGAAAATTTAGAGAATGGAGATCGCCAGAACTTGGCGTTGATTATCTTATGTGGGAAATCGGGCTGACTAATACAGATTTTGTTGATGCGGACGATCCAGAGTATGGTATGCCAACTACTCAGGCACTTTCTGCAAAAGAACAACTTGACCTGTACCGATGGTGGAAGTATATTCGACCTGAACGGAAAGACCCCATGGAATTGAGCGGATGGTCTGCGTATTGTGAAAGCAATCGTGGGAAATTTCTGTCTGAGAGAAGCGAAGAAGGCCGAGAAGAATGTAGAAAAATTTTAGATCGGCTTCATGCAATTGAAAAACAATACGAAGAAGAGGACGAGGAAATGATGATTCGTCTTATCAAGATTCGTAACTCTCTTTGGACATGATCATGACTAAAAAGATTGTTGTTACTACCACACAAGTAATCGTTAGGAAATATTTTGTTGAAGTTGATGATCCAGAATGGGCATGTGATGGAGTTGTTTGCAATGAACTTGAAGAATACTCTTACCGACACTTGACAGAAGACATTCTTTCTGTTAATGTAGTAGATAACTGGCCAAGCAATTGAATCATAATGACAGTTTGAATGCTGCGACCATGAAATATAACTACCTGTTGACTGATGAGTGGGAAAAAGATGTAATGTGGCCCACGCATCTTTGAAAATGCTGAGGGTTTTGTGAAAAAATTTTGGAAATTTTCCCGGCACTTCGCAGAAAGAGTTATAGACAGAGTTGATGGAGATCCAAACGAGTTTGCTAAATCTGTTGCAAAAATTTTCAACGACAGGTGTAACAACAGTTCAACGATAATATACAAAATCATATACTAAATTAAACATATACGTCAAACAAAATATAAATACCAATAACAAATACATCACACATGATCAAATCAACTGCTTTTTCTACTAAATTTGCAAATCAAGACAAACGAACTCGTCTTGATGAATTTTTGCATGACTATAGAAATGCAGTTGAGTTCTATGTAGATTATTTGTGGACAAATTTAAACAAGTCATTTGAAATACCAAAGTTTATTTCCACTAAAGATATTTATCCAACAAGCACCTATTTATCACAGCGGGCATTAAAATGCGCTTCCACTCAGGCATGCGGAATGGTTCGTGCTGCAACGGAGAAGAGAAGAAAGCAGTTGTTTGTTCTAAAAAAACTAATGCGAGAAGGCGCAAATACCCGCCAATTGCAACGGAAAATCGATACTACCGCACTGGTCAAACCTTCTGTTCCAAAGAAACTGCCTGCTGAATTGAATTCTGTGTGTGCTACGCTGCATGTATCCGAAAATTCCTTTGATAATTGGTTTGTATTGCGTTCTCTTGGAAAAAAATATGGGAAAATTTTGATTCCCGTCAAACAAACCAGGCATTCACGTAAATTGGAAAAATCTGGAACAGAAATGACTTCATTTTTGGTTTCAAGAGAGAGTATAAATTGTCGTTATGAAATTAAAAAACCAGCAAAACGAACAAATGGGCGGGTTTTAGGTGCAGATCAGGGTGTGACTACTTGCCTTTCTTTAAGCGATAGTCAAGTTACCAAAAGATGCATGCATGGACACGACTTGCACTCCATAAGTTCTAAATTGTCTCGTCGTAAGAAAGGCAGTAAGGGTTTCCGTAGAGCACAAGCACACCGAACCAATTACATTAACTGGTCCGTAAACCAGTTAAATTTGAACGATGTCAAAGAAGTAAAATTAGAAAAGTTGTTTCAAATGCGGAAAGGACAACGAACGAGTAGATTTCTTTCTCATTTTAGTTACAAACAAATCCACACCAAATTGTCGGACAGATGCGAGTCGTCTGGCATAATCTTCACTGAACAAAGTAATGTTTACAGAAGTCAGAGATGTTCGGATTGTGGATTTGTTCACAAATCAAATAGGAAAGGCAAAGAGTTTATTTGCCGTGAATGCGGTGTAGTGCATGACGCGGATATAAATTCAGCCCTGAACCATGAAGCAGAACTCGTGGAGTTGCCGTTTGGTTTTCGTCATTTAAAGTTGAATAAAACTGGATTCTTTTGGAATACTCAGGGCGTATTCGATTTAAATGGACAGGAGATTACAGTCCCTGTCGGTTCAAAGCAATAGTATATTTGTATATATTATTCGTAACTGTCCAGCACCAAAATTAATCCGAGATGGGCGNGGGTGTGCCAACAGACGACTGTCAATCTGTTCATCAGGAAGGTTCGATCCCTTCGCTCGGAGTCTATTAACCGTAAATGGTTAGTGAGTTTTAAAATGTTTTCCGCAAATTTTCTTCACAAAAAAAGTAAAGATTGTGCTTCACAACACTCTATCACTGTGATACAGTGCTTCCACAGTGTACCCAATAAAGGATAACCGAGATGGAAACAGTTATTATTACTGCGATTTGGATATGGTTTTTGCTTGCGACTGGAATCCTTGTTTTTGTTTTTTACAGTTGGTGGGAAGGAACTGTTGCAGAATTGTATGCTTTCAACCAAGAAAACAACCTTCCTGGTTGCGAAAAACCTCCAACATCAAATTTCACAGTATTTTGTATTTGGTTATTATTGGGATTCATTTTGTATCACTATCATTTTTGATCGGAGTTGATAATGTTTAGCACAATCGTTTCTTATGTTGCTTTTGGGTTGACTTCTTTGTTCATGATGTTTTTTTTGTATGAATCCACCAGAAGTCTCACTGAAACAGAAAAGTTGATGGTCAAACTTGGTGCGACATTTACCGTCCAATGGCGAAACTTTTTTATCGCTCTTTCAATTTGGATTGCCAGCGGTATATACTTGTGGGGATGATGGTTAGCAATAATCATGATTTCCTGGGAAATCATGATTATTCATCATTTGTGATGACATGCAAAAAAAGTTTTAAGAAGTGCTTGCGTTGTTGGATGTCTTGAATTATAATGTAGTCACAGTGAAGTTGATGGAGTAGATAAATAAAAGTTTTAACGCGGGTGTGGTCCATTGGTAGGGCACTGGATTTCCAATCCAGCAGGCGAAAGCCGCATGAGGGTTCAATTCCCTTCACCCGCTCCATGTTTCACTATGGTTCGCAGAGCCAAGAATCTGCTAAGAGAGGGGATAGTTAAGACGCATACCTTAACCCCGCCAAAATACTCTCACTACGATCTGAAGAGGCTAAGATCGACCTTTTCAATTCAGAGTCGTCATTGTTCAAACGTTGTGGATATGTTATGATGAAGAGGCCGAGGGCCGAAATATATCATCGGGAGAGTGGCCGAGTGGCTTAAGGCAGCGGTCTTGAAAACCGCCGGGGAGAAATCCTCCGTGAGTTCGAATCTCACCTCTCCCGCCAGTAATCTATGAATAAAGGGCACCACCGAAAAATGCACTAGTAGCGACATAGTTCAACACTTAGAACACTAAGTAGAGAAAGCCAGGAAACTGCGTAGCAAGTATCGAATGAGGTTTGTAGGTGAAAATTCTACTGTGTCCACCAATAATGCGGGTATGGGGAAATTGGTAAACCCAGCGGACTTAAAATCCGCCGCTCATGGCTTGTCGGTTCGAGTCCGACTACCCGCACCACTTTCCAATATTTTTGAATTTTTTCAACCAGTGAGAGGAAACATGCATGGCAAAGTTTGATAGTAAGTCCAAGGTGAACAAACTCAAGAAGCGCACTAAGGCCGGTGGTTCTAAGCCAAAGACCAGTGCAATGAGCAAACACGAAAAGCGCAGTTTCAAGCGTGATCGGGGTCAGGGCGGTTGAAAAGTAGTTGAGGTTGGATTGTTTCAAAGCGAAGACTCCTTGGCCCATGATTTCATCATGGGCATTTTTTTGTTAACGGGCAATCATGATTAAATCATTGTTCAATCTTCCAAATAAAGTTACTGTTGCTCTTAGTGGTGGAGTGGACAGTGTAGCGATCACGGATTTTTTGAGTAAACATCGTGACGTAGAATGTGCCTTCTTTCACCATGGCACAGAAAATAGTGAACGAGCACTTGAGTTTGTTACCAAATTCTGCAGCAACAGAAATATTAAACTTCTAACAAAACACATTCATACCGACAAAAGCAAGGACCAAAGCAAGGAAGAATATTGGCGCGTAGAGCGTTACAAATTCCTTGAAAGCATCCCATCTATTGTTATCACAGCGCATAACTTAGATGATTGTGTTGAAACTTATTTGTTTGGTGCAATCCACGGAACACCAAAGACGATCCCATCAGTTCGCAACAATATTGTTCGTCCATTTCTTACTACAAAAAAGTCTGAGTTTATCAGTTGGTGCACAAGAAAAGAGATTGCATGGTGTGAAGACACAAGCAACATGGACACCGAGTATATGAGAAATTACATTCGGCATAATATTGTTCCTCATGCCCTGCATGTGAACCCAGGACTGCACAAAGTAGTAAAAAAGATTGTAGAAAACAAACAACCACAGTATCAGGCAGAATACGGGGATCTACTTGGCAAATTGTTGTTGACAGAATCGTCGTGACAAGTCACAATCTGCAACAACATCTGGAGAAAACAATGCCTACTGTTGTCGAACTTGCGAAAAAATTTGAAGTAGATTGGATCTTTGATGAAAAGAACTTGGTTCTTTCTCCAAAGATGAATGCATTCATTGAGGCAATTATTTCTGAGTACGTCACGCTCACTACTAAGGAATGTATCGGTATCATTCTTCAGGAAAAAGATACCATCGCTGAAATGCGAGTATTCAACTCACATGATGAATTTTGGAATCGTGCCAGAATCCAACAATGCCAGCATCTTGCAAACCTGATTGCAAAAAACTATAAAGGTGAATCAAATGTTTAAGCTGAAATGGAAATTTTCAAACGACCACGAGTGGGAAAAAGAGTTTGAAACTCAAGAAGAAGCACTCGAAAAATTTCGGTTCTATGGACTTGACAAGCATCCAAGTTGCGTTTACACTGCGATTGTAGATTCAGACGGAACAGTAGTGAAAAGTCTGATCGCTCCCGCTCTCAAACAAACAAATGGATACGGATATCATGTTTGAATTTGATGCAAAAATTGGTGGAATTCCCGCAACAGTCCGCGTAATCACTGCCGATCCAGATGACGGATTTGAGTATGAACTTTTTGACACAGATGGAAACAAAGACGAAGAGTTGCACAGCATGATGGATAGTGAGGATGAATACAAGTTCGTATGGTTGCCATATCTTGCCGCCGTTGGCGGCTATAACGATGAAATTCGAATTTTTCAGAATTCAGATTAACTGCAGTCCGCCGCTAAATACAGGAGAGCACATGTGCTCTCCTTTTTTGTGGGCTAAAATAATGAAACTGTTTGAAGTTTTGATGCACGAAAATGATGAAGAACATTCCGATGCACTAAATAAAACTGGATTTTGGGGGAAGCAAGGTGCTGGGTGTATTTTCAAAGCAGCAAGCACAGGAAGATATTTGATTGCACATCGTAGCAATTATGTCCAAGAGCCAGGAACATGGGGGACATGGGGCGGAGCAATTGATTCCAATGAAACGCCCGAACAGGCAGCGANGAGAGAAGTCCGTGAAGAAGCGGGGTATCATGGGCAACTAAAGTTGAAACATTTATGGACGTTTAAGCATCCAAGTGGATTTCAATATCACAATTATCTTGCAATTGTTGAAGATGAATTTGTCCCAGATCTTGATTGGGAAACGCAGGGGTATGCGTGGGTGAAATCCGGCGAATGGCCGACTCCATTACATCCTGGGCTTGAATCCCTCCTAAAAAATGCGAGATTATAGAATGCGATTGACAGACATTTTCACCGAAGCAAGAAGAAATCCATCACGGAATCCAAGAGTCAATGCGTATCAAAGGTTGATGATACGAACTGAACAAAATCCAAAAAATACATTTGTTAGTATGACTACAGTTGACAAACTTGGCATCAACCCACAATCAGAATATTATACTCCACTTGGAATATATGCATATCCATCACGATTTGTTTTAGACACAGCGAAAATTTCAATGAGAGATTTGCCTTTTGTGGGTGATGCTCCTTATGTGAATATATTCAATGCTTCTGGAAACATTTTAGTATTAACAGATATCACTGAAATTGATTACAATAGTTACTGCGAAAAAATAAGAAAGATTTTGGTGAGTGAATATGTTGCCAATAACTTCTCAGAAACAGCAGAAGAATCTGCGCGAGCAGCGAATATACAAATGAACAAAATAATGTCTGATGCGCCATACGAATCTAACGTAAGTCGGTTATATGGCGGAAGACTCTGGTATGTCACATATAGAGTTACTAAAGAAATAACCGCATTAAGAGGCAGCAAAAACGCACCTGTCATATGGAATAAGATTTTCCGATCAATTGGAATTCATGGTTGTGTGGATTATGGTGCAGGAATAATACATGAAAATGAGCCGACACAAGCCGTGTTTTTTTCAACTGAGGGAATTCGCGATGTTGAGAGAGTGTTAAACAAATGGGACGAACTCAGCCAGATCGAATCAATTGATAGAAGAATAAATTCAACTATAACCAGTAGTATTATCGCTTATCTGTCGTCAAATCCTACCTCAATAACACAGTTCATCAAGGAATATATCAACAGATTTTCACTGAACTTCGCAAAAGACTCTATCATCCAAAAAGAAATAATAAAGAAAATACATGAAAGAATTTCTAAATTAAACTTAGAATGGGAGTGGTCTGCAGAACATATGTTGGTCGATTATTATATGCACCAGACAAATGAGCAGAAAATTTGGGATATCGTGACGAGAGTGAAATCGCTCACAAATGCGCAAAAATACGAAGCAATTATAGAATGGATGATGTCTGGCGTACAACCAAAAACTGGATACATAATCAACCAGTTCAAAAGTTCAGACTTCATTGCCTACTTGAAAAATTTGGCAGAAAAAAATCCTGCAGACAAAAAGACTTGGTACAAAATAAACAAGATTCTTGGGTCGAGTGAACCCACGTTGCAATGAGACTGTCAATTAAAAGCAAAAAGCCGGGATATCCCGGCTTTTTGCTAATTGATGTTTCCTTTTTCCAACCATTCTTTGACTTCTGGCGGTGGATCAAACACCCCATCAGAAAATGTATAGAAATCTTCGATTTCATACGGAGAATCTTCAAATTCAGAATTCATCGTGCACTCCTTCATCTAAAGTTATAACATGGTCACCTTCCTATGGAATAGAGATTCACTTCACTATAGCAAACTCAACAGAGAAGTCAACTCTACTTCCAGTTAGGATTTGCTTCTTGGTGTGTGCCAACATGAAGAAACTTGAGAATAGATTTTCCAGTTTTTTCGTCTCGTTCTATCCTAAATAATGTTATTATTTTTTTGCCAACCAAATGAGCACTGAACGCTCCGACGAACACCGGATCTCTTTTAATAGGGTGAACATTTAAATCTGGCGGATATGTATCAATGGCAGGTTGTTGTGGAGCAGAAAGGATGAATTCCTCTAAACGAGACAACGCATGCACGACCTTTGGATTGTTGGCATGTTTCTTCAGTCCTTTCTTAAACGCATTTGAATATTCAACTCTCCAGCTTTCTGTTTGCAGTGGGTTGCCATCTAATGCAGATTCAACCAGCGTGAAGGTGAATAACTCTTTTTCTGAGTATTCTTCGAGGATATACGAATAATCTGGTTCTGGTCTAAATTCTTCAAATCTCATTTATTTTTCTCACTTTTTTGGCAATCTCTTAACTAGTACAACTCGGTGATGCTCAGTCACTGGTTTTAATTCCAACCTCCCACTATACATATTCAATGCCCATGCATGATCTTGTTCAGCGTTCAGATTGGAAGTCCAATAGAATTCAGTTCTCAAGTTTTGATTCTTTTTGGTTTGGGAATATATTCCCTTTAACTCTGATACGGTAGGCAATGACCAGACGGCATCAGTCAAACTCTCGGCATATTTCCAGTCTTCTGTTGAACGAGTTGGCTCATCAACAACCAAGTAGTATTTTCCAATATCAACCCTATTTATATCGTAGTCCTTTGACTTTAAATAGTTCTTTAAAACAGTTGTCGGAATAGCACCACTGTTATACAAAGAAAAGACTTTTATAGTATCATCCTGCACGTTTCTTGCCAACAATTTGTATAATTTCTTTGCGTATTCTTCACGATATTTTTCTGGATCACATGCTATATCAAGTGCAACTGCAAATCTATACACTGTGTTGATTATTTCTTCTGCGGATTGGTTGTTTAGCCAATCATTGCCTGGACCACGGAATTCAACGCGGTTGTATTCTATGTTTACAGAGAAATGCTTTTCAGTCAGAATAAATTCAAGATTCTTTTTTGTATTATCAAAAATTCCTTGTTTTATATCAGAAAAAACTTTTGATATTTGGCTCGGAGAAATCGTTTTAACTTGCCCCTCCAATTTACTAAACACACCCTTTGTGTAAGTATTGTTTATTCTTTTGAATTTTTCCAATACTACTCTGTCTCCCATGAAAAGGATGAGTTTAATTACGTCAAGATTTTCCATTGAATAATTTGGGACAGATATACTCATATGAAGTCCAGTTCTTTTATCTGTTCTGTAATCATTTTCTTGTGCATGTTCATAGAACTTCAAGAAGTCCTCAATTGATTGTTCTAAAAATGGTGGAGGAGTTGGACTTATTATTTCAACACCTTGATAACCATCGGTAAGTGATAAAGAACCGTCTGATTCAACCCTATACCAATTTCCTTGTGGTGCACCATGATATGAAGAAGAACCTTTTGCCTCTTTTCCAAATATACCAGAAACTTCATCTGCCATTAACTTATAAAAAATATCTTCTGATTCAAGGTCTTTATACCGTGTCCATCTTAAATCTGGATATTTTTCTAGCATGTCACTCAATTTTTTAATCCCGAGTTCTTCTTCTAAAAAATCAGATTGAAAATCATCGTAGTTATCATCTCTATAACTATCTTGATATGCATCTTTGGCATCATTGGGAAAACTGCTATATTCTTCTCCCTTTTCTAACAAATATTCACAGTACAATCTTGTTATATAATCTATGTCTGATTCTAATTCTTGGTATTTCTTGGCATATTTCTTATCTTGTAATCTACCAGTGCCTGCATCTACTATTTTTAATATAGTTTCAGTGCTATAGTAATTGTTTGGTATAAGTTTACTTGTAAGAGCGAATTCTATTATTTCAGATGGCGAATGCTCTTCATTAACTAGTTTTTCAATGAATTCTAATTGTTTTTCATTGGTCCATTCTTCCCACATCTTTTTGTCAAACCATTCTTTATAACCATCTATTATTTCTGCAATGATTTCATCAACGGTTTCAGAGTCGTTATAATCGCGATCATCATAAAAATCTTGTATATCAGATATATATCGTATCCCTCCGTCATTACTCATATCTGGAATTTGATCGTCATAATCGTAGTAATCGTCAACAGATTTTTCTGGAACATAAACTTCAAATTCAAAGCCAACTCTTGCACCAGTTTGTGCTGCCATCTTTTTTAAATTTGTTGGACTCATTGACACTTCAAACAAGTCGTCTGAATTGCGTGATACATCGGATATTTTCATAGTAGATTCTCTGTTTATGTTTACTTATCCCTGTCGTAGATTTCATTAGACAATTGTATAATTGTCATCCGTTGTCTTGCAGTTAAGTGTTCGTCCAACCAATCATCTATCAAATCAGCAAAGTTAGTTCTTGCAACTTCTACATTCGGTATTGGTCTTTTAACCATGTCTTTTTGTTTTTTGAGAACATTTTTATACGAAACGATTGAATTTGGTTCCATCGTGTCTTTGTTTTTGTTGAAAAACTCGACCATGGCTTCAAATGCCGCGAAATTATACGTCATCGCTTCTTTGAATCCACTTGAATAATTTGGATCTTGCGTCAATCCCCTGATTTCTCTAGCCAAATCTACCATATATTTCAATGCATTTTTATCTTTGTTTGTAGCATACCCAACGAATGCATCAATCATTGTCATTGTTATCTTTGATGATAGCAATTTCGTCAATTTTGTTGCATACTCTTTTTTATATAGTTCTGGTCGGGAAGCAATATACATTGCATATGCATAACGCAAAACTGTGTCTTGAAGCATCTGTATGTTTGCAGAATCAAAGTATCCTTCGTTGCCTGCTGCACGCAATTCAAAATATGATTGTTTTGTATTAATTGCAAAGTATTTCCCAGCACCACTGTCCGCTATATATTTTGTTACACTCTGTGTTAAACCAGACTTGATTTTTTCAAAAAGTATCTTGACTAAATTTGGAGTAATTTCAGTTGCCTGTTTTTTTAACCACCCATAAGAACTTGACGTATAACTGTTTAGTTCACGTCCAAATTGTTCTAAGATATACTGGTCGCCCAAGAATAGCACCAATTTCATATAATCAACATTCTCCATATTTGGAATAGAAACTGAAATATGAAATCCAGTAGTTTCATTTGAATACGCATCTTCTGATCTTGCCCATGCAAAAAATTCTTTCATTGCCGCTATTCCATCTGCAAGTGGCATTGGTGGAGAAACAATTTCCACTGGAACTTCTGCGTCAAAATGGTTTGATACAGAAATACTTGAATCCGGCTCAATATACCAACTATCAATTTGTTTCCTTTGCACTTTATAATCCGAAGATATAACACTGAATCCCAATTCATCTCTCATTTTGTCGGCAATATTATCCGCGACATGATCCACATATTCTCCAGATTTTATGGAGTGAAATGGCCACTCAAGACCATAAGTTTCATAAAATTCTTTTAGATCATAGATGCTTTCTTCTATGACGAATTCGTGCCACAGTTCTTCTTCATCCCAATATTGATTGATGAAATCTGTAGAATTTATATAATTTTCAGTTTCTTCATCGTATTCTTCGCGAAATGGTCGTAAATAATCTTCGTATTCATCGGTTTTATCGTTAATATGATCATTTGCAGTGTCTTCGTCTATTCCATCACGAACCATTTGCTTAAATATTACACTGTGATAATCTGTTTCATCCCAATTGTAATCCCGATCACTCCGATATTCATCGGCATACTCATATCGGATTTCTTGTTCTTTTTTTGCAGAGAATTTTTCCCAGAGGTTTTCGGTGTCTTTTATTGCACGTACAAATGCATAACTATCATCTGCGTCTTCTGCCCACCCTTCCAGAAAATTAATTCCGTAAATTTTTTCGTTTCGTGAATAGTCAGGTTCTCGCATATCTTCTTCATCGGCGGGGAATATCATTTCCGCTTCAAACCCAAACAAAAAGTCTGTTGATTCTGCCGAATTTAAAAATTTATTAAAAACGCTGGAAGTCATCTTGACTTCATATAATTCTTTTGCTTTCATCTACCTCTATTCCTGTACAATTCTGCAACATCTTTTGTATAACCAATGTCAATAACAACTGGCACGCCTTGGTAGAACCCCCAATTTTTGTGGTTATTGAAATCTACAAGTTCAACGTCAAACTGCTCTAGTTCTGCCAACTTTTCTGCATAATCTATGAAAATTTCTTCTTTTTCTGTATCAGCAAGATTTTTTAAAATTTGCTGTTGAATTGAATAGCCATTTCTTTTTCTGTATGAACTTGCATATTGCACCAATTCATGTAGGTAGTTGCACCCAAAATAATTGCACAATTCTTTTTCATTTTTTGGAACTCTTGCCAATTCTGTTTGAATCCAAACTGGCAAATCACCGGCTTTGTCATAATCTATCAATGGAATTGCGATTCCCAATTGTTTAACATAACCATCATTTAAAATTGATATTTCTGCAAGATTTTGCTGTTCTCCACGACTATTTTTTGCCACTTTAAAAACTGTTGGTCTTCCGTTTTCTTCTATTTTCACTGCAACTCTACTTGATCCGGCTCCCAATCTGGTGGATTTGCTAAGTGCATAAGCTAACCGACTTTTAAATGTCGTTCCTTTTTGCTTTTTCATTTGTTCCACATCCCAATCGGGTGGCAACGGTGCTTCAGATACAAAATCTACGATTTTCATTTTAAACGTTTCCTATTGTTGGTGCGTATGGATTTTTTGGCAAATCATACCCGGTGTCTTCTGGAAATACGGGGTATTCGTTCATCACGTTGACCTCATTTTTTGTATAATCTTCTTCGGTTCCAGTGGACCAGACATTCTTTCTCCACCATCAAAGTAGCGAATTTCTACAGGAAGTGAATCCCACCCTAATTCTGCTGCAGCCATAATTCTGTGATTCCCTTCATTCACCCATGCAGAACCATCCCACGCGACCAT